TGGCAACAGCTATGAAGTTCACCACAACTTCGGCAGTTCGCCTGCCGTAAACAAGAGAAACCAAGGCCAGTGGATTCCGATGAAGAACATCGGTGATAGCGGGTCACATGGTTCTTACGGAATTTTTGCGGAAGCTTATCGCCGTCTTGCAAACGAGCTCGGCATTCTGCCTCGTCAGCTTCAGTCGATTACATGGGAAGCTGTCCGTGGCATGTTTACCGCTCGTCAAAAACAAAGCCCTGCTTTTGTTTCTAATGTTAATAGTGTATGGTCTAATTCGCGACTCGGTGATGATCTTGATGCAGTTCGTGATCGTGTCCTCGAAGTGGCAGGAGGAATAGATGATCCCACATGGTATGGAAGATCCGATAGTGGAGTCTCTGAAACAAGAGAAGACTCCAGTTACATTAAGCAACTGGATCCAGCGCAATTTTCCAGACGGGCCACCGGAGAACTGGCAGTTAGAGACGGAGGTTCCGATGGAGTTGCAAGAAGAACTGGAGCAGTATCTGAACAGCCAGTAATTGACCCTGAAGTAGAAAGGTCAATGAAAGAAGGTGAGCGTTTGTCTCGGCGCGCTCGCCGCTCAGTGTCTGCTGCCCTGCAGGCGCAGATGAACGCTGCTTCTGGCACAAGCAATGCCACATTGCTTCATAAGAAAGCCCGTGAATACACAGGCATTTCTAACTGGATAGGCAAGTCGCTTGGTGTTGTCACCCGCGATTATGAGACAGCCCAGAAAAAAACAGACAAGTTCTATCAAACTTTGTTTGACAGTAAGATCCCCATCGCCCGTGTGATGGAGCGCCTTGAGAAGGAGGGCTTAACCCTTCTCGATGCTATGGATCCAGTGATGGAGCTACAGCTTCAGCAGTCTCGTGCCGGCACTCAGGTTAGGTTCCGCAAAGATAAAGGCGGTCTTTATGACAACGCAATAACTGCGGTAAGCCAGATCCAAGTTACAGATGCAATGAAGGAAGGCCTGAAGAAAGTTACCCGCGAAAACAACCCGCGCGGAACTGGTATCGCATCTTATTATTTTGATTTGTATACAAGCGACAAGCAAGCTGTCGCTGATATGGTTCTATATGCATATCATGCGCAAGAAAGAAACTTGCGGTTAAGACAAGTCGATCCTGCGAACACAACGCCGGGATCTGGTATGTCTGATGCTGAGGCACAGGCTATTATAAATTTTGTGGAGCGTAATTTTAGCCCAGAAAACAAAGCTGCAATTGATCGTGTCCGCCGCGATATTGCTGCTATTACTGCAGACACAAATGAAGTTCGTGTTGATGCAGGTTTGATCCCTGCTGATTTCTTAGAGCAGCCAGTTGAAACTAAAGATGGCAGAAAGCTGCGCGCATTTAATTTTGAAAACTATGTGCCCATCCGTGGCGATACAGATGATGACGCAACTGATGGGCCCACATCTGTGCGCCGGAATAGTCCGACTATCCGCAAGTTTGAAGATCCACGCATGAAGGGTCGTTACTCTGCAGAAAAGGACAGCTATGGTGTCGATATAATCGGCAACTTGCTCTATCAAAACCAGAGAGCTCTGGTGAGAGCAGAAGAAAACAAATCTGCTTTATCATATGTTGAGATGATTGAAGAGGCGAACCGGCAGGGGATCACATCTGAAGGTGAAGTGATCCTGAATGAGGACACAAAGAACATTCCAGTTGCTCGTATTATCGATAAGAACGGGCAGGTTCAGTGGACATCACGCCACAACTTCCGTCAGGATGATGATGTTGTAATTGCCAAGCGCAACGGCAGAGAGATTGTTGTTCGTGCCAGAGATGCAAACATTGCAGGTGTCTTTAACGGCAAGAATGTCTGGAACCCAGACCACGCGAATGTGTATCTCAGATATATATATGACTTCAATCGCGGGCTTACTCGTTACCTTTCGGCAGCGAGCACAACATTCAACCCTGACTTTACATTGCCTAACTTCTTCCGCGATCTTGAGCAGGCCGGTGTAAACATTCAGGATCTTGACCAGAAAGGTCTTGCTCTCAGGGTGATGAAGGGTGCGCCAGCCTCTGTCTATGGCATTGCAAAGGCAGAGTTTAATAATGATGTGCAGTCTGAATCTGCAAGAATGTATCGAGAGTTCCTTGCAGATGGCGGCTCATCTGCTGCGAACCCGATGCAGAGCTTGCGGGATGAAATCAGAAACATCGATAGCCTTCTGAAGGAACTTAATGAGCCAAGCACTGCCGGTCAGAAGGCCGGTGCCGCAGGCATGAAGGGTCTGAAGAAACTTGGCAACTTCATTGAGACAGTAAACAACTCTGTTGAAAACGGGGTTCGTCTATCGACTTACATTGAGCTTCGCAAAATCTTGGGCGACAGCCCAGAGGCAAGGGCTCGTGCAGCACAGGCGGCGCGCTCCGTCACTGTGGACTTCACGCAAAGCGGTGACCTTGGTGGTCTTATAAACGGCCTATACATGTTCTATCGCGCATCAGCAAACGGCACGATCTTTATGTTCAGAGCCTTGGCAAGAAACCCGAAAAAAGTCGGCGCGACCTTAGCCGGTCTCGCTGTGGCTGGTTTTGCTATAGACATGATGAATGCCTTCCTGTCTCCAGAGGACGATGAAGGCCTGAATGAATACGATGATATTCCAGAATACATTCTGGAGCACAACATCATCATCATGATTCCAGAGCCTTTCCGTTCTGAGGGTGGCCGTCCATATGTCAGCATCCCGCTATCATATGGTCTGAACTTCTTCTATAACACTGGTCGCGCTCTCTCAAGCTATGGTCGTGCCAAGTATACTGGCTCGAACCATGTCAACGAATTAGAGACAGCATCCAGTATCGGAAGAACTCTGCTTGAAATCATCAACCCGCTTGGTGGTTCTGAGCACTTCATGAACTTTGCTGCTCCGACAATTGCTGATCCGTTCATCTCTATTTATGGGCACGGCAAAGATTACATGGGCAGAGACATCCGGCCTGATGCATTCCCCGGCCAGTATTCCGCAAACAGTTCTCTCTACTGGAATACTGTATCTCCGACAGCGCTCGGCATCACAGGCTTCTTGAATGAGTTCACGGGTGGTAATGAGATCCGTGGCGGATGGGTTGATATCTCGCCAGAAACTCTGGAGTTCTGGTTTGACTTTTCCACCGGTGGTGCGGGTGCATTCTTGCAAAGAACTGCGGAACTCCCATCAGTCTTAACTGATGAGCAGCGCACCTTTGAAAGCAAGTTCCGCGCAATACCTCTCGTCAGAAAGTTTATCGGCTCCGTCAGTGAGCGTGAAGATGCTGAGTCATACTTCCGCTTCCGTGATCAGGTTGAAACTGTTGAGGCAGAACTCAAGGCTTACCGCAACAACGGCGATGTCGAAGGCATTCGACAACTTCGCACAAGGTATCCTAATGAGATCCGTGCCATCAATGTAATCAATAACATTGAGCGCAGAAGAAGAGATATCTCTCGCCGCATCAATCAGATCAGAGACAACGATCGTATTTCTGAAGATCGCAAGAATGAACTGATTAGAACCTTGATGCAGCAAAGAGATCTTTTGATCAGAAGAGCTCTTAGGTTCCAGAGGGAGCAGGGTTAATCCCCGTCCTGCTCCCAGTCTTCCCCTTCTGTTTCGGCACCGATAGCGCCGTATCCGATCAGGTCAATCCAGTTGTCGGCTTTCTTGCCTGATGCAATGCGAGAGATCTTGAGAAGGCACATCATGGCGGCTGCATCCTTGGTCTCCAGTTCAATGCCAAGGTATGCCGCCCACAGATTTGCAATCCTCTCCATCGATGCAACGGCATCTCCGTATTGATTTGCGCGCTCTCCGTTGATAAGAAGCTTCGCGATTTCTAGTGCGTCATTTCTTTCCATTGGTCATCCCTGAATAATCTTCATCCACTTGCGAACTTCATCTTCCTTAAACCCCACACGATTGCCGTTGCGCACTGGTCGTGGGAAGTGCATCGCCTCATCATCTATCCACCGATACAGGGTGGCTCGTGAAACCTCTAATATCTTTGCCGTGTCTTCAATAGACAACAGGTTTGCAAGCTTTAACAAAGCTTCGTTCTTATTCATCATCTGCTCCCTTCAGGGTGATGAGGCCGGCCTCACGCCGCCGCTTCTGTGACTGTATTAAAGCCCACAGGATGTGCTCGTGTTTTAAGCCGGCCTCTTCCCAGAGGCCACGGTTATCAAGGATCTGATGGCAACTTGCACAAGCATCTATGCCGAACAGATCATCTGGCTTCTGACCTATCCCCGCCAGATTGAAGAGTCTAAGGTGACAGAAGACCACAGTTTCTGTCGTGTTGTCGCAGACAAACGGCAGATTGAGGGTGCAGGTTGCGTCCTTGGCCGCATTCCTGATGGGCTTCGACACCGAAGGTTTGCTTCCCTTCTGGAATATCGGGCGATTAGTCAGATTGCTCATCCGTGAATCCTCTCGGTTCTTGCATTCGCGTTTTCAGTTCTCCATGAGTCGAACATCATCTGCTCATACTTAAGGCGCATCCTTGCCCTACGGGCCTTGGCTTCTGCATCAAGCATCTTATCGCGGAACTCTTTCCACTCTGGAGATAGACGGGCCAAGCGATCCCTTTCGGCAATCGAAGACCCGTCCTGTGCTGACATGATTTCTGCGAACACATCGTTCTTAGTTTCGCGTAGGATGTCTGCTGCCTCTTGTAAATCGAGCCACTCAGCCGCCCTGATGCGCCACTTTTCAACGAGTTCGTTCATGCATCACCTCAAAATGGAATGGAATCATCCATGTCATTGTGCTGAGGCTCTGGTGCTTGGAAGTTCTGAGAGGACATCTGGCCACCCTTCTCCCACGGCTTCTTGGCGCTCAGACTGATGAACTTGTTTCCCTTCTGAGAAACTTTTGTCCACCCTGAGACATCCAGTTTCGGATGCTGAACACCACGGTTCAACTGATCCACGATTGATTGTGCTGCGTCACCATCAAGTTCAACAAAGCCAGTCAGGTCGGGGTGCCGATCCGAAGTTTTCTTGTTGTTCTTGAACAGTGCTCCACCGGGGCCATCATACGCCATCTGCTACTCCTTCTTTCTGCAGTGCTTCTTTACGGTTCTTGAATGCTGTCATCACCTCTGCGTGAGAGGGCTTATCCAGTTCTTCAAGAGTTTTTAGAGTGCCTTCGTTCTTCTTGTAGAAGTTCACAAGCTCCTCTGTGGTTTCGGCTCTGGGAATAAACTCCATAAAGGTAGCTTTGATCATCCCAGAACCTTGGCCTGCGCTCTGCTTTCTTGCAGGTTTTGCGGCAGGCTGTGCGGGCTCTTCGTCTTGTGGAAGATCTTCGCCCGCATAGATGTAATGTCCCAGACCATGATAGCTAATCGCCTTAGCTAAGCAGCGCTGAAGCGCTGTGTTGACCTGAAATGAATCAGGGTTCTGAACCGCCTTGTTACTGTAATTTATAACAGGCATTACTTCGGTATGTGTCTGATCCCCGACAGTCACGCTGACGGCAACGTATGTGTATCCGTTCTCATCACGAAAGAATGGCAAGCCACTTTCTGAGATGTGCTTTTGAAACTGTGCTGTCGGATAGTGGTTCTTTAGAACCCCCCATGCCCACGCCCAAGAGAGATAGGTCAATCCATTCTTCTTTTCGGTGTGGTCGTTCACGTTAATGGCAGACAAAGTCTCCCACACTGATTTAGCCATAGCTTTATCCTTCTGCTTTCCACTGCTCACAGAATGCTGCGACACCGCAGTAATCCCCTGAGCACCTAACGTATTCACCCTTGCGATGTTCAATGCGCAAACTGTCATCACCATCGATGTATTGCAGGGCTTCCTCTTCGGAATCACAAAGCTTTGTCGCGCGCTTTGCCTTCCCCTTCATGACCGCCCACTTCTCACCGCGAAGCCACCGGTCTTCATCTGAACAGCGTGGTAAGTTGCCGTTCAGATCATACTCAAGATCGGCAATCTGATGCAGGGCAACCCGCTCAAGCATATAGCGATCCGCGTATCCTTCCGTCCACAGTGGTAGGTCGATCATTACCACTGGTGCCTGTGGGTAATCCTTCTCCATCTGCGCCTTGCGCCGATTCCAGTCCCGCACGATAGCGCAAATCTGGACAGACTCAACAGGCATCTTCTTCACCTTGCGAACAAGGTTCGCATAGCAGTTCTGCTGCTGCACCCACTCCTCTTTGCCCATCATCACAGAGTATGCGCCAGTCACCTTGTAGTCGGTGATGTGAATCGCTCCGTCCACAATCTTCTGATGGTCGATGGCACCCGATACTGTCCACCCACCGAACTCATGGAAGAGCCGCTCCTCTTGGATCACATCAACTCCGTTGCTACTGCTTTCAAGGATGTGGTGGACGGCAGTGCCGAACAGGGGCCAGACCATATCAACAACATCGGTCTCCATCTGATCAGCATGAAGCCGCTTCAAGATGCGGATGCGAGGGCTGTCTATTAGTCCAGTCACACTGATGTCTGCAACGCCTGCCGAATACTTATCGTCTTCAGCAAATGCCACAAAAGAATCTGGAAGACCGTGGTGATTTGTGAGTTTCATGATTTCCCCTTTCGTGGTAAGTTCTAACATAAGAGACAAGATGGAGTCAAGGTTGAGATTCGATATCACTTTTCAGATACTTGGCGAGCCTGCATCAAAGGCAAACAGCCGAAAGATTGTTAAGTTCGGCAACCGTATGGCATCGATCAAGTCAGACAAGGCGCGGCGCTACTGGAAGAGTGCCGAAGAACAACTTCCATCTGGGTTAGTGCCGACAAAGAAAGATGTTTGTGTTGAGATAGTGATCTACTACAGCACCCGAAGACCAGATCTGGATGAAAGCCTCATTCTCGATATCATGCAAGGTTACATTTATGAGAATGACCGACAGGTCAAGCAGAAGAAAATTTACTGGCAGCTTGATCGAGACAACCCACGATCAATCATTAGAGTTTATGAGCTCGAAGAGCTCAGCTTTCCAGAGTATCTTAATATATAGTTAATGCCACCCACCTTTAGGTGGGTGGTATATAGTTATATATATACGCGCGTTTTAATACGGCGTTAGAATAAGGTCTATATCTAGTGGCTTGACTGGCACCCTCCCCCTGCGTATTCTGACGCGGTCAGAGCAGAAGGAGGGACGAATGCACCTTGATAGCATTCTTCGTTCTGAGGCGCTCAGGAAGGGGACAGGTCAGCATAAGATCATGTGTCCGTCTTGTGGCCCAGAACGCAAGAAGAAGAACGACAGAACACTTTCTCTTAACATTCAACAGGACAAGATCTTGTATCAATGCTGGCACTGTCAGCAGCAGGGTATCGTGCCTCTTGAAGAGAGAATGCCTAACATCAGACAACAGGAGCAGAAGAAGGTGGTTGCTCAAAAAATTCAGACCGATGTGCTGACACCAGACAGCATCGCATTTCTTGAGGCGCGCGGCATCTCGCGCGAGACAGCAAATCAAACAGGGCTTATGTCCTCTCGACAATACATCCGTGCGGCAGAAGCTGAGGTCGATGTGGTTGTCGTTCCGTATATCAACAAGGGCACGAAATACGCAGAGAAGATGCGGTGGTCTGGCGGCAAGGGGTTCTCTTGCAACGGCGCACCTGCCACGCTCTGGAACATCGACAACGTCAAAGCAGATCAGGACATGATCATATGCGAAGGCGAAATGGATGCTCTGTCTTTTATCGAGTGTGGATTCACAGGTGCCGTGTCGATACCTAACGGCGCTCCGCTCAAGCTTGTTGATGGCAGGATCGATCCGAAAGATGATGACAAGTTCCGTTATGTGTGGGAGGCACAAGATAAGATTAGCGCTGCCAAGCGCGTGATCATCTGCACAGATGCTGACGGGCCCGGCCAAGTCGCAGCCGAAGAACTGGCGCGCAGAGTCGGGAAGGATGCTTGCTGGAAGATCACACTGCCTGAAGGGTGTAAGGACGCAAATGATGTTCTGATCCGCGATGGTAAGGAAGGGATCCAGAAACTGGTTGAGTCGGCACAGCCGTGGCCGATCTCTGGTTTGTATGACAGCAGCCACTACTTCGATCAGGTCGATCAGATCTACAATGAGGGACTGGATGCGGGCGAAAGCACAGGCTATCCATCCGTTGATCAGATTTACACAGTCGCTACAGGCATGCTGACAGTTGTGACTGGGCACCCATCGATGGGTAAGTCTGAGTTCGTGGATCAGTTGATGGTCAATCTTGCTAAGGGCCGTGACTGGAAGTTTGCGATCTGTTC